ACTCCCATTTGAGCCATTGTTTCCGTTACCGTTGCCATTACCATTCTTTTTGGAATCCTCCTTTTCGTCTTCACGCTCTCTACGAAGATACCCACCAATTCCCCTGCGATAACCTTTTGGAATTGGTTTGCATTTATTATCTTTGTAGCAATAATAGTGTCCTTCCTTACACTTTTTCATGTGGCGATTATTTTTCCTCTTTATTATTTAGAAACCCTTTCTTTAGCATCTTTGAAAGTTCAGATGTAGAACCCACAAATAAAGCATTGTTGGTTACATTATTAGTTTTTGATGGACTATCTTCGTTTACGTCCTTAATTTTTTTCTGAAGATCCATTAATTTGTCTGTAGTATCAGCAACTGATTTTATAAGTTGACCTGCTACTTCATATGCTCTGGGACTAGCACTTTCACCAGCGACTTCCATGATTCCATTAATTGCTTCCTGACCTTTTTCTATGATTGAATATAAGTTAGCACGAGTATATTCATAATCCTTTTCAATCTCATTTATCTTTGAGACTTCTTTTGGAGGACTCACTTTTTTAGTAGGCACTATATCAGTTTCGCTGATATTCAAAGCCTTATCAATAGATTCATAGTTTTCCATTAGATATCTTCTTGTTTTGTTGGACTGTAACTTTTTCCATCATCAAAGAATTCAGTTGTTTCACTGAATCCAAAGTCGTCGCCTGGAACGATAAGATCATTATCATCACTATCTATAGCACCATCACTATTGTAATCTTTGGTTGCAGTTGGAGTTGCAGTATATCTCATCTCTCTTCTAGCATTAACTGTATCAACACTTGCATATTGATCAACAATAACTTTCTTGATAATACCCTCTGGGTTATCTGCGATAGGACCGTATAAGTATGTCTTTGCAACAAATTGGAAAGTATATATTAATGCTCTTCTAGTTGAAAAATCTCCCTCATAATCGTCTTGAAAATTAACGTTAGTGAGTGTGATTGGAACATCTCTTTTTTCACCTATGGATGATATTAAATCTATTGTTATACTAAATGATGGTTGAAAGAAAGGTAAAATTTGTTCTACGACTTGTAAAGCATCATCATTTAATTTAGTAAGTAAACTTAATTCAAAACCAATATTATATGGAACAGGTAAGAAAACCTTTTTCAATTGATTATTATTTACATCTCTTGCTTTGAATGTTTGAGTTATACCTGCTTTTCGTGTAGCATCGTAAGCAATAGAAGTCATTTCAAAAGACATCCTTGGTAATGTAATCGCAACCGCTTTATTTAATTCTGGTTGCTGATCTAATCTAGCAATAAACTTAGCAGCAGGTCCATATGCTAGAGGGACTCTTTTAATATCAACAACTGTGCCATCAGAAGTATCATGTCTAACTTCTATACCATTAAATAAAGTTCCAAAACCAATTATGGTTTTTCTAATAACTTCGTGATAAAAATAATTTCCTAACATTAAAACAACCCAAATGGATTTGATTCAGTGAAATCAAGAATTTGATCTGCTTCATTCTCGATTTCATCACTATAATCGTATTTATCCTTGTCTGTGTTTGCTGCAGATACTTGAACAGTATACTTTGCACCAGATTTTGACCCAGTTACAGTTTCTCCCTTTAAGAATTTACCAGTTTCAATACCAACCTGTAATACCTTAGTATCAAGATCCCATCTCTTAACTCTTGCAGATGAGTTAGATCTATTACCTGTAACAAGTTCATTGAACCAGTAACTTCCAGATCCTATACCCACTGATGAAGGTGGAGCAATAGTAATTGTTGGTGGTGAGAAGAATCCTGCACCAGCATTTTGAATAAAGATATTTGATATAGTTCCACCAGCACCAACCTCAGCACGAGCAGAAGCAGGTAATTGTGGGGATAGAGATGGAAGTGAAATTGATACATTTGGTGTTGTAGAATAACCAACTCCACCTGTTCCTCCAATAGAAATACGGATAATACCTTTTGCACCATCTGATCTAATAATTGCGGTAGCAGCAGCACCAACTCCTCCACCACCAGAAATAGTAACTATTGGTGCAACGGTATATCCAGCACCTGAATTTGTAATGACTATTTCCTCTATGGAAGTTACATTATTTCTTGTGGTTATTATACCTATCGCAGTAGCATCTATTCCACCACTAGGTGCTGTTGTTAATCCAATAGTTGGAACACCTGTAAATCCAGATCCGTCATTAATTAAATCTATACTCTGAACAAATCCTGTTCCGATAGTTGCTGTGGCTGTTGCAGCAGATCCAACACTATTCATTGTAATATCAGTAATCACACCTATATCTTCCAACTTACTATCAATAGCATCAATACCAGTATCAATAGCCTCATCAGCGTATTCAAATAATTCACATTGTAATTCATAAACGTAAGTATTTCCTAACTGATAAAAAGGAACTTCATGCTCTACAAATTTTATTTCAAATAACCTACCACCTAAAGGAAAAAATACTAAATCACCTTCACGAGGTCTCATTACTACTTCGCCAACTTCATCTACATCTTCCTGACTCAAAAATGGAGAGATGAAATCTTCAAACCTTTCCTTTGAAATAACTATCTGCAATTCATCTCTTAAACTCATTCCAAATTTAGTGAGAACATCACCTGCTCCACTATAACCATCATATGTGTTTACGTATGCCTCAAGTTGAAAATTATCATCAAACTTAGATGCTTCAATTTCTTGAAATACCGTGCTTCGGTTAACAAATTTTCTGGGAATATATGTAACCTCAACACCAAATATCTTCAACTGCTCATTTATAAGCGATTGAATTAGATTCTGCTCTTCAGGAGATCCTTGTAGAAAGAAGGGATTTAACGCCATGTGTCACTATCCTATAAAATCAAGAGGAGGCAGTTCGTATTCAAAGGACATTCTTTGTTTCAATTCTCCTAGTTCTCTTTCGGCATCTTCGTAATATTGTCTACCATTTAACTCAATCCCGCCTGGTAATTTAGTCCCACCAAATTTCATCATATTTAATCCCCACTGCCTTTTAAGTAGAAGTGTTAGATATTTTTTCAAGAAACTATCATTGAACAACTGTGTATAAGTTGTTGGATCTAATATTCTATGGCAGTCAATCACTATAAAATCACCTGCAGTTAAACCATTATAATCAATATCTAGATATAATCTATCTTGTCTCTTATTAAATCTTATCTGTGCTTCAGTAGTAAGTAAAAAGTCTATATCTTCAAGATATGATTTTACCATAGCATATTGTAATAACTCAACCGAATTGAAGTAATACAAGTCATTCAAAAATAATTGATATTTGATGCTGAACATACCACCAGATATCGCACTCATATCAAATTTAAATATTTTTTCTATACCTACAACCGTTTCAGGAACTTGTATGAAATTAGATGTTTCATAAAATTTTGATGTAGTTGTTCCATAACCACTAATTGCTGTAGATGTGCCAGTTGTTGTTACAATACCTACACCCGTTGTTCCCTGTGCCTTTCCTCTGTCTATATCAGCCTGAGTG